TATCTGATAGATATACGAATCCGTTACCTTGATGGGCAACTTATTAACAACTTCCCTACACGACATCTTCAACTCTAGACGTGCCGCTCTCATAAGCGGGCCCAGAAGCTCTATCTTAGTATCTTCCATAATCATTCTCCCTGTAATATCTACTCATTTAATTATCTTGTATTATTATAAGTAAAGTACTTTACTTTGTCTATAATTATGTTAATCTAAGGGTGTTGAGATAGTAACAGATAACACGATAATGTTTTGGAGAACGTTATGTACTGTGATCTTGGAGCACTCGCTCTCTTCTTTATAGCATTCAATCAGAATAAACCTGCAAGTGAGCTTGTTATTGATCCTGATAAACAACGTAAAGCCATTAAGACGGCGTTATGGGCTTGCCTAGGAGTAATAGCTTTCTTCGCAGTACTTATCACAATAGTTCTTAATATGTCGTGGTAGCATTAATGTTTTGGAGAGCGTTATGATTACAAACAATAATAAGTGGAATCAGACGGCTGAGTATCTTCTCAAGATCAAACAAGCAATCAAGTATTACCAAGAGATGGAGCGAGTCTATTTAAATGATCTCAAGGACTTATCAGGTGGATTATCCGCCAGTAATGATAACTATGAGTTTGAACTTGTGGTTAAACAAGGTCCTATAGACTACACCAAGATACCTCAACTTACTGGTATCTCTCTTGAGCCGTATCGCAAAGAATCTGTTGAAACGTGGATACTTAAAGTGAAACCTAAACTCCCTGAAGGGATGGAAGTTCTGGAGAACAAATGATGGAATCTAATCAGAAGCTTGCTAAGGTATTAACCGATCTAACAACATGGATGGTTAATCATGAAGACAAACATAATTTCACCGAAACAACATTACAAGAATCACTCAAAGACATATTCAGACGCCTTGATGCTATTGAGAAGAGGTTACAGTGACTAAGCGTATTGTCTTTAAATTCTCTGCATATGTCGTATTAATGCTACGAGACGGCGATAAGATTCTCGTATTGAAGCGATCGAATACTGGCTTTGATGATGATAGATATGCGTTCCCCGGTGGTCAATTAGATGGCAATGAAAGAATATTTGACGCCGTAATACGTGAGGCCAGAGAAGAATTGGGTATTACCTTAAAGACCGAAGATCTAAAGCTTGTTCATACACGGCATGTAAGACGTGACTCAATTGAATCGATTGGATTCTTCATTGAAGCAAGAGCATGGAGCGGCCAGATTCAGAATATGGAGCCCCATAAACATGCACTAGTTGAATGGGTAAGTATTAATAGACTCCCTTATACTATCCTTCAATCAGACAAGATGGTTCTTGATTTCGTAGAACGTAGAATTGCCTTTAGTGATTGGGGATTTGATAACAATAAATTAAGCTGATAGTAAATACTACATTGAAGAGAACTATACTAGATATCTAGGTTCTTATTTTTAAGGAGGCCCTATGAATTATCTAATAGTTCTTGTTCTCTGTGTATCCCTATGCAATGCTGCTTTACGTAAAGAAGTTGAGCTCGTACCATATAAACATATCTACACTTCATTTAATATACGAAAGAAGATCAAAGTGCTTGAGGAGCAATTACGTCATATCCAGGCTTATATGCAGTTAATGCTTCAAGAACATGATGTATTAGAATACTTTATGGCTGAACATGAAGCGGTATATGTTACTGGCAAGATATTAGAATTACGTACATCTATAGAACTTCCTGTAATACCTGAAACTGATGAAGAACCACTACATTCCAAAGGAGCTAAATGAGATACCTATTATTACTGTCAATGATATCACCAATAGCATATGCCTCTATGAGCATGGATTTACCTCTCACTAAAGCAACCCCAAGGGGACTTGAACTGAGTGACGTCGACGTTGTAGTCGCTTCCAAAGGCAATAATCCATCAAAGGCAGACAATCGCAAGATTATCGGTAAGCTCAAGGTGCGCATGAATCAGTTGCTCAAACAAGTTAGTGACTTAACACCACAAGAGTTATTCGAACTTGCTGATATCCAATACGAACTACGAGAGTTAACTAAGAAGAAATAAACAGGGAGACTAATGGAAACCAATCTACAAGATATTAAACTATTTATGGATCAGCTGTCTGAGGCCATTGATAAGATAGTCGATAAACGCATGACGATGCGCCCAGTTGATCGATATCAATCTGATCAGCTAAATGAGTTGGTAGCAGCTCTTGCTAAAGCACAGACCGAATATCCAAGCATTGGCAAGAACCGTACTAACCCATTCTTCAAGTCAGAATACGCAGACTTTGATAGCATCATGAACGCTATACGGCCTGTTCTCTCTAAGAATGGCTTGGTACTCAGCCAGTTCACGGTCATCGATATAGATTCACAATCACGTACACTCCACACCAGATTATTCCATGCCTCAGGTCAATGGATGGAATCACGCCAACGTATTGTCCCTGAGAAGAACGATGATCAGAAGTTCGCTTCATCGGTTACATTCAACAAGCGCCATCAGGCAATGGCAATTCTGAACATTACTATCTCAGACGATATGTACGATGACGATGCAGAGCGCAATGTCCAAGACTCACGTATGGCCGACATCAAGGGAACAGCGACTAACCATAATTATCAACCAAATGAACAGCGCTATGAGACAGTTAATGCCCATGAACATGCACAATTACAAGAAGCACTCAAGGGTTGGCCTGATCTAGCTAAGGCTATTATGAATACCTACAAGATATCTTCACTTGCAGATTTGCCGCGTGAGAAGTATGCTCATGTCATCAAGCAGATCCGAACAAACATTGAACAACGCACTAAAGGAACTGCATCATAACAAGCTTTAGGAGAAAGAGATGTTAATTGATCCAGTTGTTAGATATACAAAGCCATGTAAGTGCGACATTGCGGAATTTGGGACGATTTACAAGGTGATGGGAGATAATGACTCTTATGAGCTCTTCGTTCAACTGGGGTCAAATCCAGAGGCAACTGAATGGCATCCGATCGGCACACTACTGGAGCGAAGTTTCCATCGCTTTCTCCTTAATAAAGAATTCATAACACTTTGTTTACACGCAACTTCTTGCACAGAGAAATCATGCAAGCACAACAAAGACATGTGGCAATTACTTTCACAATAAACAAGATTGTTTTCTCCAAAACAGCCCCTCTATCTTGATGTTGACTCTTGATAGGGGGGAATGTTATGTCCCCGTCATCTAATTGGTTAGGATAATGCCCTTTCACGGCATAAATATCGGGTTCGATTCCCATCGGGGACGCCAACAAATGACTAACCCCCCATGTATTATCATGAGGGGCCAGCTTGAGCGAAGGGAGAGTAACTAATTTATTAAATCTCCCGCTGTATTAAGCAAGTGTTACATTTCCAACACAACTATCTACTGCAAAGATCGTATCGGCTACAATGCATATCAGTGTTAAACTATCCGATGGAAGATTAGAAGTAATTGTTCCTGCAGCGCCTAACGTAGTTGTTGTGCTTCCGAGCATAATTTGCTGTCCTGCTCCCTGTGTTATTATCCATCCTGTTGCACCATATCCCATGACTTTAATAACTGATCCAACGGTAGCAACAATTGGAAGTGCAAGACTACATGCTGTTACTGGTTTATTAATGATATAGCCATAATTCACATCCATTGGAATCACATCATCTAATGCTGTAGTCCATGTTAATCCTAGGGACGGTATAGTTACTGGATAAAGTTGGGCCCAAATAGCTTCTTTTGAAGTCCCAACAACTGTTTTATCAATAAGTTCCCATACAGTGCCTGTTGTTTTATTAAGCCAGTGAGTTGTTAAATTGAATCCAATGTAATCATTAACAGTTGGATCGCGCTTCTCTATAATAGCTTGCGCTGGGGTTGTTGCTCTTGTCCCCATATATGCTAATGGATCAATACCATTAAGCCGATTCTGATTGGGTAATTGTACATAAGGATTAGCCATTGCTACTCTCCTAATAAGATGAAACTACTACTAACTCTCTTTTAGTATTAAATGATTCTAAATACATCAACTTGTTGCGTAGCCATAGAGTGTAAACGTTCCAGTAATGATATTGCCACTATCAAATCGTATCCTAATAGCAACTGTTGAACCTGTTGGTCCATAACCGCCAACAGTTCCAAGGTTAACAGTAGCATTTGAATGCAATATATTGGTCATTTGGCCATTGATTATTGGCCATGTATTTACACCTATATTCTGTAATGTAATTACACCAGCAATATATGTATTCTTTAATTGATCCCCAGTACTAAGAATAAAGGAGGATGTTGAATTGCCCAAAGTAGGAGTTCCTGACCCATCTTCCCAGTAGAAATACCTTGCTTTGTATCCAGTATTAAGATAAGTAGATCCATTCTGTGACGTTTCTAATAGTAGAGTTTGATAGTCAGATGTACCAGAAACATTATTCATAACGAGTAGATAATTCGCGTATGTTCCAAGACTACTGAAGATAATACTTGCAGCATTAGTGGCTGTTTGGGATGAGATGAGCACGAGTGGAGCAGAACTTGCTGGAGTAGCCCATGCACCATCGCCTCGCCAATATGTTGTTGCAGATGCACTTGTACCACTATTAAGATTAGTCACGGGCAAGTTACCTGTAACACCATTGCTCAAGTCTACTTGTGCCCATGCTGGATTATTCGATGTTCCAGTGTTCGATATGTAACGCGTAGATGAAGTATTCTTCGCCAATGGGGCTATAGTATTTGTTCCATTTCCATAAATAACATCACCTTGTACTGTATTAACTATAGTTAATACACCAGATGAATTAATCGTTGCCAAACCAGCTGAGGCTCCTGTTAAATAAGAGAACGTTGTTGGTCCTGTCGTTACTGTCAATGTATTGCTCGTATTATTTACAATATTCGTCGTTGAACTCATGTGCTTTCCTTCCTTTTATTGTTACGCAAACGTTAAATTACCGACAGCGCTTTCAACTGCGAAAGTAGTATTCGCCACAATACAGCGTAGTGTTATACAGTCATATCTATTAGTTGAAGTAATGGTTCCTGTTGCTCCAGATGTTGTAAGTGTACTTCCAAGATTGACTTGTTGTCCTGCTGCCTGTGTAATAACCCAACCTGTTGCGCCATATCCTGTGATCTGAATAAGATCCCCAACTGCTGCTGTTGTAGGCAATGCGCATGAACATGCTGTGCCAGCTTTATTAATAACGTAACCATGATTTACAAGCATTGGAGCTAAGTTAGCTGTTGCCGTACCCCATGTTAATCCACCTCCTGCAGCAACTTTCCATGAAGGTAATACGCCAGAACCATTTCCAGTAAGCACATAGTTTGCAGTTGCTGTTGTGCCATCAATAACTCCAATAACATTAGTTCCAGTTGCCGCAAGTATGTCTCCTGTTGCTGCAGTTGCAGGATATGTTGCTGTTGTCCAGGTTGGATCATTTGATGTAACGCCGGTCAATATAGTACCTGTTGCTCCAACAGAAATAACGCCAAGTGGATTACCGTTACCATTACCGACAACTAATGCTTTATCCGTAAGGTTCTTGCCAAAGTCATCAATCGTTTCAAGAGCGGCTTGTACGTTCGTATCAGCAGCGCTTAAGATACCATCAAAGTTTGTAACATTTGTAATAATCAATGATGCGTTATTTGATCCAGAACTTGATAATGTTTGTTTAAGTGTTGATTTAGAGATAATAACTGAGTCGATTGCAGCTGTTGATTGTCGGTAAGTTATATAACCAAGTTGCACCAGTTCCAGAAATGCAAGTTCTGCTGTCGCCTTTGCCGTTGTTCCATTGGATATTGCCGTTTGGGCAGCGGCTAAATTACCATACTGTGCTACATCAAGTACAGCTATATATAATGGAGTTGTTGTATTAAGACTATCTTTGGTTGCATAAAGCGTATAAACAGCCCATCTATTACCCGATAATGCTGTTGGTGTACCTGCGTTATTCCAATAGCCGGTAAACGTTGTTGTTGCATTCTGTTGAGCCCATTTACCAGAAGCATTTGTGTAATAACGATGCCATGTTTCACCATTGGCAGGCGTTGCTGTAGTAGGAATATTGGTATAAAGACCATGATCTGTCATGACATCATCGCCATTGATATAGATCTTTTGGGTACCAGTAAGTGTAATATTTGCACCATTATTGGTATTCTCAATAACGGTACCAACAACATCATGGAGGTAGTCTGAATCTGACGTTGGAAATGAATATGGGTGATTCTCTTTAACGGTTACCTGTAAGTTCGTACCTATTGTTGAATCTCTCATACACTCAAAGAGAACAATATTATCAGTAAAGAGCGTATCAGTTCTTGTAGAACTCTTGCCAATGGTTCCCGTTGAATCGATGTAGATGAAGTAGGTATTACCTGCTGTCAATCCAGTAATGTTCTGGGCAACCCAAGTAACAATCTTGCCTTTGATGTATCCCATACCACCAACAAGTAATTGGAATGTTCCCAATGTCGTATCATCAAAGTATGGTCCACTTGCTGCCCATGAATAGAAACCAGAGAACTCCATACGTAGAATTGTATTAGCATAGATTTCGCCAGTCTTTACGGACCCTGTTAGAACTTCAGTAATGGTTCCAGCAAGCGCACTACTGTTAACAAATGTCGCTTCTGAGAATTGAACGCTTCCTGTACCACCAATTGCTGGATTGTTCGATGTATTAATAACTACGTTATTTAAGTAGAGTACTGCAGATGAGGCATGTGTTATTGCAACAACGGCTCCTGTAGCAATACGTGAATTGGCAATAATAAGAGCAGCATTTGAAGCTGTACTTATTGTTCCAGCAAATGAGCTACCACCTTCAAAGATAGACGATGAATTATCGGTTACCGCTATAGGACAACCAATCTTGGTGTTAAATAGTTCATTACTTGCACCACTTATCGACATAGCGCCAGTTCCAACACCAATAATGGAGTTGGAGATTGTGACGTTTGAACCGCCAGTATTCGTGATAATGCCATTCTTAGTCGATATATCACTACAATATTTAATGGTAATAGGACCCGTCCAGTTAGCAAGACTACAGACATAGCCATTTGTTGTGTTAAATCGGCATCCGTTGAACGTTAATGCCGTGCTACCTGCAGAAGCACTGGAAAGAATATTAGTTGCACTAGCCAGCGTTAAGCGTGTGAAGTTAACTGAGCCTGAATTTGGTGGTGTATGTGTACCTATAATTGTGGTGATGGTATTCTCTGCGCCTTCAAGGTTAACTGAATCATAAAGTGTTAGATTCTCAGTGTAGGTACCAGGACGGACGAAGACTACTGAATTACTACCATTAGCATTGGCTTCATTGATTGCTGCCTGGATTGTTGGAAAGGTACCTGTTCCAACAATGTATCTACTATTTTGATAATTATCAGTACACGTTTGATGAACTGCCATAACTACTCCCCTATCTATTAAGAGAGGGAGGATAACCTCCCCCAAGATTTCATTACTAAGCTAGAGCTAAATTGCCAACAGCGCTGATGACTGTCCATGTTGTATCAGCAATAGTACAAACAAGTCGTATTGAATCATGTGCGTCTGAAGAGGCTATTGTTCCGGTAGCACCTGATGTTGAGTTTGCATTTCCAAATAATATTTGTTGCCCTGAACCTTGGGTAACAATCCAACCAGTAGCCCCTTTGCCTGCTATTTCGAAGGTATCTCCAACAATTGATGATGCTGGAAGCGCCAACGAACATGCCGTTCCTGCTTTATTAGTGATATAACCATTTCCTACAACAATAGGTGAGACGTCTGCGATGGCTTCAGACCATTTGGTTCCGCCTGAAACCGCCTGAAATGTTGGAAGTGATGTAGCACCATTTGAGGTGAGTACTTGTCCGGCAGTACCTGGGCCAGCAGATGACACAGCGTGTGTTCCGCCATCAACAACAGCGGCACCCCATGAGAGAGGCGTAAGAGTTACCGTTCCTGATGAGACCGTAAGACCGCCATCGGTAATCGTGAGTGCTGTGCCAGAATCTGGAGCAGCAATAGTTACGCAACCGGTCTTTTCAATGGTCATACGAAGTGATGGGTTGGCAGCTGCCGAGTCTGGGTGGGTATAGAATAATAAGTTACCAGCAAGACGTGTTGCTGTTCCTTGTGTACCTACAGAGGTCGATGTGATCTTAGCTCCGACGGTGTATGAGGTGCCGTCATGACCTTCAAAGTTCACTGTTCCGAGCGTATCTCCTGAGGTGATAACACCAGCAGATCTGCTCTTTAGGAAATCAACAGCTGATCCTGCTGTTGATACAGATGTGTTGCCTAAACTAGCAATACCATTTGTGGTGACGACGTTACCAGCTGTAATCGTTGCGTCATTTAAAGTAACGGTTAAGCCTGTTCCGGCTGTAATCGTTGTTGTTGCGTCAAATACATACGCGTGATTATTTATACAGTTATTAATACCAGCCATGGTATCTCCTATGATAGAACGAAATTCCCTACACTATTAAGAACAACAAATGTCGTATCCGATACAGTGCATAAGATCTCTAGAACGTCGTACTGCTGTGTAGACGCAATGCTTCCTAGAACACCATTCGTTGTTGATATGTTTCCGAATTTAATTGATTGACCAGCGTTCTGATCGACGATGAATAGACCACCATTTCCCACAATGCGTATTACCTGACCGGCTGAACACCAGAAGGGTAATGTTGCCGTTGTTAAACCGGCATTATTGAGAATGTAGCCGCTATTGGGTAGTAAAGAGACCACATTACCGGCCACCTCATACCACCGAGCGACACCTCCACTCCCAGAGGTTGTATATTGCCCTAGCTGACTCAAAACGCCCTCCTGGACGTCGTTTCCGACCATGTCCTGCCAAGTTTAATGTCTGAAATCCGTGTTGGATGGACATTGAATTGCTTGGCTATTTTAGATTGTTGAACATTCTGACTAATGAGTCTTAGAATCTCTATTACATCATCTCTAGTGAGCTTGGCCATGTGATTGCTTTCGCCTATGGCACCCATAGTTGGATGTCTTCCTTTGTCGATTGCATCACGCATATTGTTCCTTTGTGTTCCTAGAAATAGATGCTCTGGATTAGAACAGATACGGTTGTCACACTTATGAAGAACTTGTATACCCTTTGGTATATCTCCATAGTGAATTATCCATGATGCTCTATGAGCTCTAATTAGTTTCATTCTTGATCTGAATTGACCGTATCCTGGGTTGGCTGGCGCACATCCAGTCCATCCCCAACAACCAGATGGATTCTTTACAACGAACTTGTTGTATCCATCTAGCATTGATTGTTTAGGTGCATAACTCATACGACCCCCTTAAACTTCTGAGCCGTAGATGACCGACATATCAATTGTTCCCACAGATGGAACGCCACCTCGTTGACGGACATATATTTGTTGCCCTTCAGCAAGGAAGAACCCCACAGGGATTGTCTTATTACTTGTGATATCTAATATCATGTAACTATGGGGTTGCATTGGGATTTGGTCGTCAATACCATTGTTAGATAGCCAGATTTCAGTATCAGTTGAATTCTGCAGTATGATCTGTCTGATCGGATGCATCATAGGGCTACCAAGGGTAGAATAGACAACGCCGAGCGCAGTAAAGTCCAGTGACCTACATGGCTCAAGACCTAATCTAATTGCTAATGACATATTACTTCTCCTTTAAAGTTATTCTTGGTAATATCCCGCCAAATAAACATTTCCTGCGCCTGCTACACCTGAAATAGAAACAGGTGATCCTTTAGCAAGAATCGAGCGTTTATTATTGGGTTGGGAATTTGTTTGAAAGGAGATCTGGAGTGTTCCACCAGCAATGAGATAGTCATGACTTGTTACGCCATCATAAGAGATGGTGATATCTTTGTTTGATGCGTTGATAATGCGGATTATTGAACAGGCTTTAGGTATTCCATTGGCATAGAAAGCATTATAGCCGGCTTGTATACCGGCTGAGCTTATAGTTGCCATCTCTATAGCCTTTATAAGATCATTCATTACTACTCTCCTATAAGGTGCTGTATCGCCCACCCAATCAAGAATGGGCATATACAGCGGGATTAAGGGACTCTATTGAGCGACTGGTGTCGTGTCCTCTGCGATCTTCTCTTCAGGGCGAGCATTCTCGACAGCTTGTTTAGCCATATCAGAGACTGAGCTCAATGCTTCAAAGCATGCATCATAAGCTTCGCCATACGATACACCAACAGGCATATCAAATCTGAAGATATGTTTCTTGTCTTCACCCTTGCAAACTACGATGTTTACGCGTGATTCGATTTCCATTACTATTCCCTTCGTATGAATATGACACTTACACTACTCACTCTTATTGAACTATTTACTTCCGGTCCATCACAGCAGTTACCGTGACAGACCGGAGTCGATGAAGATTCTTTACTAGGCTGCACAAGTAACATTGGTCCAGGTTGATGCCGCTGTTGCAATATAAATACGAGTTACTGCTGATGCTGCTGTCGTATTGATATACATATCACCTACGTTGACCGCTAATGCATTAGCAGGAGCTCCAGCGCCCGTGATGATTCTGATAGGGCCAGGAAGCGTTATGCCCTTGGTTGCTGTTGAGATAACAACATCACCCGCAGTTGCCGTGATATTACCTGTAGTTGCCGTGACACCTGTGCCACCTGTGACCGTTGTTGTTGCAGCAACATAGGATCCAGCTGATACATAGGTAGTCGCATCAATGTGTGTCGTTGAGGTAATAGCGCCTGTTACGGCTGCTCCACCAGCTGTTACGGTTAATCCCGTACCGATAGATGCTCCACCCGTTAATGTGCTTACACCTGTTACCGTTAAGGTTGTTCCAGCAGAAAGAGCTGCGCCAGCCACGACGTTGCCCAAGGTTGACGTAATATTACCTGTTGATACCAATAAGTTACCCGTTGTTACTGTCATGCCTGTGCCTGCTGTTACTGTTGTTGATGCACTAACTGCACCTGTAACTGCTGCACCGCCAGCTGAGACTACAAGGCCTGTGCCGATCGTAGCACCGCCAGTCAACGTCGAAGCTCCAGTAACTGTCAGGGTTGTACCAGCTGCCAAAGCGCCAGCTGCTGTATATGAAGCTGCTGTTTGTGCGCCTGCGTACCATGTGTAGGTATTATTAGCGATTTGGGTCAGAAAGAAGCCAATACCTGTGGTCTTATTGATCCACATTTGGCCAAACTTTGCCTTATCTTTCGTTGTTGGGTTTCTCTTACTCACGATTGGGGGCAACGATACGTTGATCAATGCTTGCGAAAGACCATACGCATTGTTGTTCTGGTTTGAATAGTCTGCGGACATACTATCTCTCCTTTAAATGAGATAATCACTACTACAGAACTAGTAAACTATTCTCTGAACAGCAATTGCAAGTTTGTGAAGATATTTGTATATTTATATAGAAAGCTATATATATTATCCGAGTGAGAAGGATTCAGGAGATGCCAATAAAGCAAGTTAACTTACGCCTAGATACTGAATTGTTTAAGGAAGTTAAACATAGAGCTATCTTCCATGAGATAACCCTCACGGAATGGATTATGATAGCGATTACAGAGAGAATTGAACGGGAGAATGCAACCCGATAGAAGGCTTCATTACTACTCTCCTTTTGTCGCCATGCAAGTGCTGAGCTTACATGGCGATTTCTTTCATCTACCAAAGATAATGTCTAGTGGATTAGGAATTTCAGGACTAGGTAGTCCAATACCCGAACTAGATTCTTCTTTCTTAGGAATACGTTCTTCGGTGACGAATCGTTGAGCGATTGCATCAAGTTGAGGACCTGCTAATTCTTCGATTCTATCTTCATAATCAAAGGGTAATCTACCGCCATTCTCTTTGATTAACTGTTGAGATGCCTTGAATCGAGCTTTAACACCTTCATTATAGAGTTGCATATTATGAATAACTGCAAGCTTTCCTTCTTTGCTCTGCGATAGGTCTGGAACCATCTTGAGGAATACTCTTACGTCATTATCAGTGATACGCGCACCAAAGATATTCTTGGCATTCTTTAAGAACTCCTTGCTGATCTTATCGAACTCCTGAGATTGAGGAGATTCGAGAGAATGTAGATTTATGCCAAGCCCAAAGACGCCATGTTCAACAGTATTCAATAATGAATGCCATCGAGGACGGCTCAGTTTATCTTGTTCAACAAGCTCTTTAAGGCGACCAAGACGACGATCATCTTCAATCGCACCTTTATAGTCTTTGAGAAGCTCTTTGTGTGCTGGACCAACTTCTTTATTGATAAGATGCTGTTCTTTACGCGTTTCTTTATCCATTTCTCTTTGTTCTTTAATTTGTGCAGCACGTTCTTTTGATGTTAGAAGTGCACCTGGTTTCTGTTGAGCAACTCTAGGCTGCGCTTGTTGTTGCACTTGCTCTTGTTGTTGCACTTGCTGTTGTTGTGGCGCTACTTGTTGTGTTAAGTTCTGCGCCCCTTGTTTACCCCATACTGCATTCTGAGCAGCTTGATCGATAGGGCTTGTTGGCATCATACCCATAGAGCGCATAAGTTGTCCTGTAGAATCTTTCTCTTCAGGAACTGATTGCTGCAATGCTTGTTGCATTGACGATGATTGTTCCATTGGTTGCTGCTCAGCTGATGGCCCTTGAAGTGATGATAATAGCCCGCTATCAATGAATTGCTTCTGCATCTCTGGAGGAAGTGATGCAAAGGCTTGTGCCTTCTCTGCTGGGATACCGAAAGCCTGGAATGCCTTCTGGATATTGCCCATATCATGGCGCTGTTGTAATTTACTGAGTTTCATCTGAACAAGTTGCTGAAGACCTCTATTAAAGCCTTCATGAAAGTTTCCTGGTCCTGATGATTCATTTCCTATAACTTGCATGGTTTCTCCTATAAGAACATTAGTAATGGTAACAGAGATGCTATAGAGCTCAGTCCACCTTCAAACATACCAGGTTGACGAGGCCTAAAGACGTTCTCAAATTGTGGCTGTAGTCCCATACCAAGCTGCTGCATACCGAATTGAGATCTCATCGCTCCAAGATCGGTTCCAAGGCCAGCTCCGGCTCGTCCAAGAGCTTGTTGGAAACCACTTGATCGTTGGCCGCTACCGCCCATTGCGGTAAATCGTTCAGCAAGCCCAGGTACTGTCTCGGTATTGAACCGATTGATCTCTCTATTCTCGATGTTACCGAAATCAGAATTCTGACCACCCTGCATGAGCAAATTATTCATAATTGATTGCTGTGCTGGCGTAAATCGTTGGGCTTGCATCATTTGTTCTTTCTTACCGAACAATCCACCACCACCAAATCCAGCTCCTGCCGCTCCACCTAATCCGGCTAGCCCCGCCATTCCTAGGGCGTTGCCCATACCCATTGCCATAATCTCTCCTATGATTTCAAATATTCTACTATTACATACACTACATTAAAGTTACTCCTATTGGAGCCCGTCTTTATCGTAACATTGGTGCTATCCAGATTTAATTCAATATTATCTGCAGCTACAGGAGATGCATAAGGCAATGGAATATAATTAAGTCCTATTGTGTCAGATGCACTTCCATAAATCCTAGTGAACGTAAAGCTTGCCGTAGGTGCTATATCATGGGCAACTGATGTTGATGCCGCATTAGGTAGCGCACCGAAGTTGATAACCTTGCGGAATACCTGTCGTTGTGTTGGCGTTGTAGTGCTTGTTGAATTAAGTGCTGGGTTCGAGAAATAGAGCTGACCATTAACGAATTCAGTCGTATCGTACAATCCAGAGTCTTTTACGTTAACTGAAAGCGCTTGGTTGTTAATGTTCTGATAAAGACGAACGAGAAGCTCTTTAAACTGCGGTGAAGTCACCTCGGTAGAGTAAATCTCCGATACGTCCCAAACGTTTGTTGTAGCGAGAAACTGACCGTAATCACCACGCGTTGCCATTTAAGTCTCCTTATAGCCTTGTTGAGGTTTTACGTGTGTAGAGAACCATTGCATGAAGCTCGAACCATGAGGAACTGATAGCATCGGTAGTCATTTGATCATCATTCATGTAGATCTTGATCTGAACTGAGTCACCATCTGTCTGAAAGTAGACTGGATGCCATAATTGATCTTGGACTTTCTCCAATGGCTTAAGTGTGTATGGTGATGTTTCAAGGATACTCGTTCCCATGATGCTTCCGGTTGCTGTTGCTTCATCAATCATTGAGAGTTGTGTATATGATGGGAAATAATCTACAGTTACCTGGCCATCAGTCGTTCTATCAACGTTGAAGTCGATACGAGAGAGGTGGAATTGATAGTCTTGGTCGACATATGGGTTCCATTGCTTAGATAATATGACGATATTAGAGACGCGTGTGATCGTTGCGCCACCTGTATAGATACCTGGATCAACATCGGTGTAGATAGTAACTTGGCTTGTACCCAAGACTCCAGTTACCTTATAAATACCTGGAATAAATGTCGTATTCGAGATCTTAATGAAGTCGCCAACTGCAAGATTATGATCAACTATGGTTAAGGTTACTTGTCCTGTAACAGTATTGTATGCCATTTGAGCTATCATCATGACTGGGGCATTGGTTGAAACGTCGGGGTTTACAATAAAGACATATCCTTGTGGGTTTCCAGCGATAACCTGACGGAATTGTGCCTGTGTTATACCGCTATTCCATGTGAAATTAGCCGCATTCCACTGAATATCTTCTTCTTGCCATGTATCATCAGCTTGTTGCTCGAAATAACCGAATGTCGTTATGCAATCGTCATTAAATGACCATGATCCATTCTGATAGTTATAGACTAAGACCTTGTTGGGATATGCTTGTGTTGATGGAGCGCCATTAGACTGAAAGGTCCAATAGACCATCTCAACAAAGTAGTCACGAACACCAGAGACGCGCGATGTATTATTAAGTTTATCCTTAATCTGGAAGACTTCTTCAGGGATCTTATTATCAATACGCTCAACGTTTGCGCCATTACAAGCATGAATACCTGTATTTCCAATAGTCAACAGTACTTTGTCGAACTGTACTGATGAATAAGTGCTCTCAGAGCCTAGTTCAGTGTTAATCTTCTGCCACACAAAGGGTAATATCTGGTTACCGGTATAGACCAATTCCCAGGTACTACGTTCAAAGTAGACGATGAGACGATCTTTAACGAAGCCAGCACTTACAATTTCCTCTTCGGTTGGCGCATCAACCCATCCAGCGCCATCGGCGCCTGTTTGGTTTGGTTCAAGCCATGCAGTTGCGGTAGGAAAGGGGCTTCCATTATGAGAGAACCTGCATCGATTAGGAAAGTGCTTATTAAGTGTGTTTGGAGCTGCAGTATTATCAGTTTCGACCGTATTTAATAATACGAGTCTATCCTTAAAGGGCAGTATTATCAGTGCTGTAGATACTATGTAGTTTCCTGCACCAGCACCACCTAAGAGATAGACGGGCTTAAATGCTGACCATGTAGCTCCATCATAGGTCCATATTGGGTCATCATTGGCATCGACAATACCATTAAGATTCTTAACTTGGAAGTTTGAGACGAATAGATTGGTCTTATCAGCTGAAACACCAGTCCAATTCGTTGACCAGTAGAAGTTGAGGTTGTTTCCATGCCACCTACCAGCGCCACTTTGTATCCAATAGCCACCACTATAGGTATACGCAAATTGCGTATCATATGCCCATGTTGGTTGATTATTAATAGCGCCGTTATCGTACTGAGTAATGCCCTGTACTGGTTCTGATGGATAGAAGTAGATCTGGGTTCCATCAGCAAGCACAGCATTTATGACATACGTGTCAGTAGTGATATTGTATGTTCCACTTGCAGTAGGATCTGTTGATAACATCGCATGCGCACCTGCTGCTATATCGACAATCGTGAATATGATGTTCCCTACCGAGAAGATCTGTCCGACTTTCTTAATAGTACCACCACCACGTGTTGCCAAAACTCCCGTAGCGGTTCCAGCATTGAGCGTTCCTATACCAGCACCACCTGTAAGTGCTATGCGTAATCGAGAATAGAGATGTGCGACGGTTTCATCTGTCCAACCGGTTCCCGTAAGCGTTTCACCAAAGCGTTTAATGACTCTGCCACGAAAGACGTAGGCATTGTCCATTTGGGCAAATGCTTGATCAGGAATTATCCAAGGCCGGAGATCGGTTTCAAGCCCCGTATTAAACGGAGCAATTAAATATTTATCAAACACCATGGGTAAATCCTCTTAATCAGTATCCTATGGCAAAGTAATACACGGCCGCATTAGAAGCTCCACCTGATCGAGTTGTACTATAACCAGTAAATGATGCTGCTGCTAAGTTCTGTGCCATGAGGAAGTAGTTTACTGATGCGTCTGAATGCATGGTCAACTGGACATTAAGGCATGCCGTTGGGAATGCCATTGGGAAGTTAACAACTGTTCCTGCTGTTAAGATATTAGCCGTTCCCCATTGCAAGATAATGCCTGATGGCAGATAGGTATAACCAGTTGCTGCCTTAGAAGCGGCAGTAAACGGTATCTGTGTTGCTGTCTTATTGATGTAGAGTTCTGGGTTTCCACCAAGCGCTTTAGCATAGATACCAACATGTGTTGCATCAGCGGCTGTTGGAGCTGCGCCTTGCGTGAAGTAATGGTGTCCAGCATCTGCACTACTAAAGGCAGCATGATCTACCGCAAGATAGGTATTAATCGCTTGGAAGTTGCCTTGAATATCTGCCTGTGAGCTTGATATTTGATCAGTAGCTGCGGGAATATTTGGTTGGTACATAAGTCTCCTTTAGAAGTTACCACCGCCCCAACCCAAGCCATTGCCGACAGTGCCGATGCTTGATTGTTCGGTGAAGATTGTTGCGGTACGTTCATTTGTTAACTGGACGAGTGTTCGACGTAAGATAAGCCGTTCTTGCTGTTTGAATTCAGGCATGATGAGTTGGACGGTTTCTATATCCATACGATCTTCAAGAACTTTCTTAGTGGCACCATAAGCGATGTACTGCCACCATTCAGACAGTTCAGGCATATCAGTGCCGTTAAGTATTTCTGTTGGCCGTTTATAGACCTCAAGATTGACCGGATATGGTTGATCTGGCACCGCTCTGAAGGTGAACTTATTCTCATAATAAAGGACGCCTGTAGGGCGACTTGGTACGTATGGGACAGTCATGCTATTAACAGCTACACCAGAAGCTGGAGCTGTTGGGAAGTTGATCGTATAAGCACCAGTTACATAATTGATCGTACTTGCTGGTACAGTTGGCGTTGAATTAGGGATAACAAGGTTGCCATTACCATCGTCTTTAAGGACAAGGCCTAAGTTGTTAACATCTACCGAGCTGAAAGTAACGTTATTAGCAAGTACAGGTACAGCAGATAAAGTCCCACTAAAGTTAGTAGTAATACCATCTCCGGCTCCTATTTGAGCTATGTTATTGAACATAGGAAACACCCCAAAGAACTGCTCTCTGGACTGCGACATATATGCTTGATAGCCAGCTACATAGATAGGTGCATGAGTTGTGGTGTAGATATTATTGAAGTTGTAGAGCGGATCATCGACATTTGTTGTATCAGTTGCATAGACATCAACATAAGGCTGTGTATAGAATGTCAGCGTTGTCCTTAGATAGAATGTTCTAAGATGTTCTGGGAAGTCATAGAGGACGAAGTTATTAATATAGTTATCAATCTCGCTATCTGAAATCTGTGATGCTGATGGGCTACGCGTTAGTTTACGCACTTTGATGCGTATCTGTGCGAGCGTGGAATATTTATTATCGGGCGTTATCATTACTATCTCCTAGGGTTATCCGAGTACGTTCTCCACCGCCTCCGTCAACATTGAATTATCCTCTCCAATAGGCACTATAAGAGCACATGTGTTATCCCAGGCGTTTATTGGAACCGTGGGTATGACAAATGGCTGGAAGTTTGTTGAATCAACATCAAGGGTGAATGCATTAGGCCCTGTAACGGTGATTTGACCGACGTAATTATTCAGTTGTTCCATTCCACAAGCTGTAGGAATCTCTATGCGCACAATAAGACCTGTGTTATAGGTGTGAGCACTCGGTGTGGCCACCAACGTAGGGACACCACCAATTATTTGGACCTGGGTACGGTTAGTAGTGGTTATCGTTACCGGATTAGACTGCGATATCGAATATATGAGCCGTACACTAGGTTGGATGACCGGATTTGGATAGACAAAGCAAGTGCTCACGACGTCTCCTAGATAATTGTGTGTTCCACAGTTACAATTTGCTTATCGTTAAGCGTTAAATCCTCAATATCGATGAATTCCAAGCTTTGGAAGCCGAATCTACGGACCTTCTGGCCGATCTTCATGAGTGATTTACCGACTTCATCAACTGCATATTGATGTACTGGATACCAACCGTTCTTATTGAGGTGTTTAGCTACACCAAGTGGAATGGTATAGGTCTCACCATCGAGGAAGTCGAAGCGTTCAACTGGATCTTCTTTGTAAGCTTTGAAACAGAAGCTCATTGAACCACCTGGAACTTCATAGAATCTGAATATTCCCTTCACCATCTCTCTGTCTTTATCGCGTTGATATTTGAGATTTGGCTTTACTGCTGCTTTCTTATCTACCATTACGTCTCCCTTTGAAATTAGTACTCTCTAAGTGTGGAGGCCGTGTAGCCCCCACAAACTAAACGATTAAACGTTGAATGATTTACCAGCTCTCCAGTAAATTACATCGCCGCTTACACCGACAGGTGATCCTGAAACAGCACCAGCGCTGCCAAGGATAATGCCCGTGTAGCCAACGTTCGTGGTTGCATCACCAAGAGGTTGCAATACGCTTGGGGTTGCTCCGACAGGAACAACTTCAGCAGGCGTGAATGGAACCGCTGTGGTTAATGGGAATGCGAACGCACTGAATCCTGTTGCATCGATATTTACGGAGAAAGAGGAAGCATTAACTACTGTTACTGTTCCAATTAATCCATTCATTTCTTGCATTCCGCATACGGCAGGAACGTTAATACGAACTGCTTGACCGGCTGTATAACCATGGTCAACAAGTGTCGTAATAACAGCTGGATTTGCTGCTGTGATGTTGGCAATGACGCGGTTGCCTGGATAGAACAACTTGTAGGTTGCAAGATCTGGGGCAATGTAACGCCAGAAGCCATTAGCACCAGCAATAACGCCAGGTGCCTGTTGAAGGGTATTGGCAAGTCTGAATGATGTATTAGCAACAATTGTATCAACAGAGAAGTCCAAACCATTGATATCGGTTTGAGCTGTTCCGTAGATACGTACAATTGCACCCGCCGCGAGGAAGCCTGTGTTGGCTGTGCTGTAGACAGGTTGTGTTGCATTTGTACCAGCTGTAATAGCAATAGGTGTTCCAGAACTCATTGTTGAGCTGTTGATAGGATAGAATGCAGGGCGATTTGCGATTGCATTAAATCCGGCAACGCTTGTGGTCAATGAAAGTGCTTGTGTAGCTGCTGCATGATACCAGATCAAAGAATCTCCGGCGTTCATGCTTGCTTGCCAGTAGTGCTCAACAGAATCCCATTGAGTTGCATTGGCAGCTGTGGTCATGTTATACGTTCTGATCCAATCAACACCGGATTCAAGAACTAATGTGTGGTTTACGCCAGCAGAAGTAAACACACCTTGTTGGATTATTGTACCGTCCATAATTCTCCTTAATTAAGCGAGGGTTGCACGAAGATTGATAACCCACAGATCATTGGTGATACGTGGAACTTCAGCGAACTTGTAACCAACCGACGCATTAAGGGCCAATGGTCCATCGTATATTGGTGGACGATAGATGAATTGAGCACTGTAACCATCTTGTTCTACGCAAGCGTATGCTTCCATACCAACGCAGAAGATGTTGTAAACATCGGCACCAAGGTTTGATGCTGAAGGTGTTACGCTTCCGATTGAACTTACAAGGAAACGAAGGTTACCAATTGCGCCCCATTCACTACGAAGAGCGTTCATAGGAGCTGGGTATTGGTTTTTGTGGATGAAGCCATTGACGTTATCAAGGTTTCCAGTGAGCTGGGTTGAGCACAATGCAAAGTATGCATCACGAACAGGGGCCGTTCCGAACTTATCTTCACCTTCGATGTTGTCCATGATTGTGTAGGCATTATTGTTCAATAATGTACGTACAATCGTGTCAACGTCAGCACGTGTGATTTCGGTTGGGTTGTCGCCGTTTACACCGCCTGTACAGTTGATGAAGCTGGCTGTTGAAGCAAGCATATCGCGTGTAAGTTGGTCTTCCGTTTGACGCAGAGATACACCAAGACGACGTGCACATTCATTGAGCACTGGATCTTGGTTCTGTAATGTTACTTGTTCGTTCAACTGTACATATGTTCCGTAGAAGCTGATACGAGCATCAATGTCAACAGCTGACAGCGTTTGTGCTGGAGGCGTGACACCTGTATTTCCCAGTGGAACCATTGCGGTTGCAAGTGGGTTGTAACGACGCATACGAAGAACTTGTCCACCATTACGTGGCATATTCTTCTTCATTGCAGGGATCTTGTGAATCATGTTTGGAACTGGCACGCTAAGTAATTTAAAGCTAAAGCTTTGTTGTACTGGTGCCGGAAGTATCGTTGTAGTCGTGATAGGCATATTTCTTCCTTAAGTTATAGAGCATAATTGCGATTCATATTGTGTACGACGAGTACATGTAGCATTATGTATCGATTATGCACGTGTAAACTATACTTAAGACTGACGAGGCCTTTGTACGTCGTGAGTTGGCGAGTCTCGGTACGCCGAATTGAAGGTAGCGAGGCTTCATTACGCTGATAATGAGTATAGAGAAGCAGAAAGTGCGAATGCAAGATTGTGAAAGTTCTGAACGTACCCATGATGGGTAGACACAAGATAGGCCGGGGGTTGTTATTACCTTATCCGGCCATCAACAGAATCATTTGAAAGTAGAGGTCGGTGAGCTGGAACTCATTCGGCCTCTTAAATAATATGGGATTTCTCCCCAACATTATAGCATAATTGTTATCGCTTCATAGCAATGTAGGCCATCATGGTCCACATTGCACATGATGCGGTAGCAACGATAATAAGATAATGATTGAATAGGAACTCTATCATATTATCCTCTTAATTCTCTGTACAAGACATATCCACAGGAGATCATGGAGATGAACAATAGCGCTACGGCTATAAAGAACTCCAATTCGCTTATGACATTATTTCCTAGTTCAATCATAACTTCTTTCCTTTAATCGATTATGGGCACCAAGGACCACCGAAGATCAATCCTGCAACAGTTGCTGTCGTATCAATTATAGTCTCTGCATTCTGCCTTGCCATAGCGTTCCGTTGGGTTCTCATAGCATCCACGAAAGCAGCAACTTGTGCATCTGTTACTGGTGCAATACCAGACACAGTTGTAACCGTAGTATCGAGCGTATCTTTAGCGGCAAGATTGAAATTAATTTGTGTCGGC